GGGTAAACGACCTTGAACGACCCGCCCGGCCGAATCCCCCACCGCCGGCCGCCCGCCATGACAAGGCAATCCCTCATCCGGGGATCAACGTAGAAGTCCGTGCCGGTCGTCAGCTTCGTCTCGTCCGGGAACGGCGCCGGATCGGGGGACTGTCCGGCGTTCGCTTCCCAATCGTCCCACGCCTCGACGTCGCCGAACGCCCCGTTCCGGACCTCCCAGGAGAGCCACAGATGGGACGATGGTTGGACACTCGACGCCGGAAACTCCGTGATCGTCTCCGGAGCCAGCTTGCGGCGGATCGATCGGCCGATCGCCAACTCGACCGCGGGGAGGAGGAGCGCGTCGAATTGCTCCGCCGTGAGCCCGCCCGGCATCTTGAATCCCGCCGCGAGATAGTCGCTCGAACTGAACAGTCCCATTGCCCGATCCCCCTCAAAACGAAAAGAGCCGGGAGCGACCATCGCCCCCGGCTCATCCTAATCCGCGCAGACGAGACTAGGACGTTACCACGTCTTTTTCTCGGACACAAAGAACGCCGCGACGGGAACCTTCGGCGTCGTCCCGTTCACGAACGCGACGACGATCCGGAGCCCGAAATACTGATAGTCGCCGCTCAACTCGAACCGGAGGCACGTCTCGGTATTCCCCTCCGTCAGCGTCACCGAATCGGCGAGATCGCCGTTCGCGTCCATGTAGCAGTCCTCGACCGCCACAGAAGACGAGCCGTCGGAACTCGCGGACTGACGAATTGAGGCGATCACGGAGAACGAGTCCGGAGTCCCCGTCGGAGCCCCGACCGCGACCAGACAGAAAATCGGGACGGCCGCCCCGAACGCATTCGACCGCATGTCAAAGAACGGGTTCTGATTGACCGTCCCGGCCGAGTGTTCCTTGTTGATCCCGACCGGCACCGAACGAGAGTACCGAGCGAAGAAATCCAGATGATCCGCACCACGCATGATTGATCCCCCCAGGGGTTTGAGTTGTGAAGAAAGAGCCGATCCCGCGAGGGGGAGCCTATCCCGTATCGGCTCCCCCTCGAACTACCAGCCGGCGACGACAACGAGAATCCCACTCGCCACCGGCTCACCCACCCAGGAGGGTAGATCACGCATCCGGGAGAACGTCGTCGCAGATCACGAACGCATTCGGGCGCCGGGGAGCGGCGTCGACGTATTCGATGAACCGCCACGACGTCAAATCTTCCTTGAAATTCGTGTTGTGGTGTTGCGACATGGCGACGTCCAGAACGCCGTGCCGGCCGATGATATGCTCCGACCACTCGCCGGCAACCACCATCGTGAGGGTTGCCCCCGATCCACCCTTGACCCGGTTCGACGGGATCATCGTCGACTTGATGAACCGATACCCGCCGAGGCTCGTTTTGATGCCGCCGAGGGTTCCCTCGTTGGCGATCGCCCCGAACAGATACGGGCCCGCCTGATCCCCGCCCGTGACGGCGTCGGCCCGGCGGTTCTTCGCGCGGGCCCACAGGAGCGGCCGCCCCATGAACGCGAAATTCGTGATCGGGATGTTCTGCTCCTCGACCTTCGCCGCCATGATGTCGAGATCGATCGGCATGAACGTGTCACCGTTCGCGCCCACGACGTCGCATTCATGCGTGAGGAGCCCCTCCTGATAGATCAGTCCGAGCGGAGCAAACCCGCCCGGACCGGAGAACATCGCGACGCCTTCCTTGTACGCCATCGCGGCGGCGACGTCCGTCTTCACGAACGCCTCCTGCATGGCGGTTCCGAACCGGATGAACTCGTTCGGATAGGTGACGATCACCGCGAGTTTCTTCGACTGCATGAGCTGCCCGCCGAACGTCGGCTTGCTCTCCGGGATCGTCCGCCCCACGGCATTCTGGCCGACCCAATAGGCGTCCGTCACCCCGACCTGCCGGCCCATCGGGAGCCGGCCCGTCGGCGGGAGCGTAACCTCCCGGGAGCCCGCGACCGTGAACGGGTTCATCGGCCGCAGATAGGCGATGATCTCGCCCGGCTCGCCGTTCGCGTTGAGGAAATTCCCCCAATGCGTCTCGTCCCACTGAGCCGCGTTCTGCGTCCAGTGTCCGGCCGGCGTGTTGGGGTTCCGCGCGATCGACTGCACCATCGCCCGGAAAGCGTCCCCGTCCATGCCGACGGTTGAGGCGCTCATGTGCTGGCGACACTCCTCCGCGAGCGTCGGATCGATGTCGAGCATATGCCGCGTTGACATCGGGACGAGAACGCCCTGTTGCGACAGATCGGCATGCCCGTTCCCGTACGTCTGACGGAGCCGGTTGTGCATGTCCTGCTCAACCCGCGCTTGCTCCCAGGGGAGAACGCCGGCGGCCGCCTGCATGACCCGCGTAATCGAGAACGGACGACTCGTCATCGTGTTCTCGCCCCGGCGGATGCCCGGAGCCTGCGGAGTCTGCGTCGCCGTCTGCGTCGTCGCCGGCGACGCGACATGCTGCCCGTTGTTCAGCCGGGCCTCGATCGCGTCGAGCCGCTGATTCATCGGAGCGAACGCCTGACCGATCCCGGCCGCAACGAGCCCCGCAATCGCGAGATTGTCGTTCCCCGCGGGAGCGGCGCCCTGCGTCTGCGCCGGCGGAGCGGCCGTCGTCGCCCCAGGAGCGGCGCCCTGCGTCTGCGCCGGCGGCGGACTCGGCGGAGGGAGATGAGTGTGTTGCGGGTTGTTGTTCGACGGAGCGGCGGCGCCCTGCGTCGTTGCCGGCGGAGCATTCGGCGGAAGATGCGTCGCGGGAACGGAACCCGTCGATCCGCCCGGCGCGTTGTGATTCAGGAACATCCGCGCGCCCATCCCGACCGCGGACGCAAGACCGTAGCAAACCCCGCCCGTGATGGACGATTTGACCATTTCGACCGACTCCTAAAAGCAATTCCGCCGGCGGAATCTTGCTCGACTCCGCCGGCGGCGTCAACCCGGATCAGGGATCGCCGAGCCGTCAAGGGACTGCGCCGGATTGATAGGCGATCTGTTTTTCGAGGGCCTCGACCCGGTTTCCGATCTGCGTCACGTACCCCGCGCACGCCTGCCGGACGAGATCCACCAACACCGCATTCGGATCGGGCGCCGGCAACTGAATCACCGGAGCCGCCGGGGGCGCCGCGATCGCCGGGAACTGTTCGACAGAGAGAGCCGAACCCGCCGCGGCCGCCTGCGTTTCAATTGCCGGAGACGCCGGCGCACTGTTCGACACGGGAGCCGAACGGTTGCCGAACAGTTCGGCTCCGAACGCGGCGAACGACTTGAGCGGCCCCAGGAGATCCCGGAGTGACTGGACCAACTCGCGGGACTCCAACGCATCGCCGCCGACGGTTCGAGATCCCCACGCCGCTTGCGCTAGCGCGTTCTTGTCCGCACCGACGGCGACGACACTCCATTCCCGGAGTTCCCATTCCGAGAAGTACCACCCGTAGCCGTTCTGAAAATTGACGACCGTCGGTTGATTCGGGTTGCCGCTCGGCATCTCCGATTGATTCGTCTGCGCCGGTTCGAGGCGGAGCCCCAACACGGGATCGAATCCGATCGACGCCATCCGGAGCGTTTTGTCTTTGACCATCGCGAAGACGTCGGCCGAGAACGCATCGTTCTGGCGGAAATAGACGTCGGCGATGATCTGCGACGCGCTCGCCCGGAGCGTGTATTTGTTCCCCTTCGGCGACTGCGATGAGCCGATCGGGAGGTTCCCGCGGCGGGAGTCGAAACCATGCTCGAACAGAACAACCGGGTTGCGCTTGTGCTGCGCGACGATCGCCCCTTGCCCCTTTTTGTTCCGCCCCATCTGGAGTTGATTGCCGTTCCGGTTCCGCTCGTTCGAGACGATCACGAACGACTGACGCATTTCGGACTGATCGGCGTCACCGATCGCCCCGGCGGCCGCCTGAAACAGACTCCCCTCGATCCGCTGCGGAGGGCCCTGCCCCCCGATCCCCTCCGGCTCCGCCACGTCGAACGGAGCGGACGTCGCGTCGCCGAACTCGACAAGCGCCGGCGCCGCGGACTGCGTTTCGGCGGCCGGGCCCGTCGTCCCGCCCGTCGCGTCCTGATTGAACCAAAACCGTCTCATAGCTCGAACCTCCTATCAATGAAAAAACGCCCGGCATTTCTGCCGAGCGTTCGCCGGACATTGACGGAGAGCGTAACCCCTCACGGCTTCCCAGGAGAAGCGGGAGCGTCGGACGCGACCGCAATGAGCGCGTTCCGGATCTCCTCCGCGGGGGAGTCCGGACTGACTTCGCGGAGGATCTCCCGTACCTCCGGCTTCCCCCCCTCTTTGAGTGACATCAGCGCTTGCGCGAGTTCGATTTTCGACGCCTTGTTGATGTCGTCTTTCGTCGGCGGGACGACGTGTTCCGGCTCGCGGATCTGCGGCGCCGTCTCGCCCGCTTTCGCCTGCGCCAGCTTCCGATTGATCTCCGCGGCCGCCTCCTCAGACGGCCAACTGAAATCCCCGCCCGTTACCCCGACGATCTCGATCGGGAACCGCTTGTTGAGGGCTCTCGTCACGTCGTCGATAAACGACTGCGGGAGTTTCGCCCCACCCTTCCCGGGAGAGAACATCGTGTCGGCCCGCTTGCGATGAACGCCCTTTTTGTCGTCCTGATACAGAATCGTGTAAACCATTTCGAGAGTCTCCTGATCTGCGCCGATGCCCATTGCATCCGGCAAAACGATATCACCGAGGGAGGAGCGGCGAAACCCCCCGCCGCGGGGGAGCCTCCTCCACGTCGAACGCGGCCAGCGCCGCACACCGGCATTGAATCACGTTCCCGGCCGTCGCGCCGAGACTGATGTCCCCAGGATGCAAAAGCAATTCCCCGGAGACCTCAAAAGCGTCGTCGTTGTAGGCAACCTCCCCATCGGGAGAGACGTGATCGTAAACCCCGACGCGGGTTCGCTTGTCGATCGTCGAACTCCATTCCTTGAACTCGATCCCGAGTTCGGTCCGGTTCGCCTGTTGCCCGTTGTTGATCGAGGCGACCGACTCCGTCCTCGCGATCCGCTGCGACACGTACCCCGGAGCCACGCCGAGAGCGTCGGCGATTTTCTTCGACCGTTCCCGCAGCGTGAGCCCGTCGGAGGCGGACCGGCTCATGATCTTTCGAATCGTGTCCCGGACCCTCATCGAGATCCGGTTCCAGAACCCGGGCCCGCGGACGCCGAGCCACGCCCGGATCTGATTCTCGATCCACGGAGGCAGCTTGATTTGCGCCTGCCGCTCCATCTGAACGCGATCCTCGATCCACCGTTGCTCCCAGGAGTAACCCGAGATCCACGTATCGCGGACCGTCGTCTCGAACACCCGCATCAAGGCGCGGCGGAGTTCGGAGTCCCCGAGGATCGCATCGGGGTTGAGGTTCTCCGGATCTTGAGCGGCGCACCATCGCGTGAGAATGCGCTTGACCGGAACGGAGATCCTCCGCTCCCCCGTCTCCCGGTTGCGGCCCCAATCCCGCATCGCCCGGCGCCGGCGCGCGGCCCGTTGCGTCATGCCTCGAACGATGATCCCCGGCGCAGGAGGAGCGCCGCCGAGCGCGAGCCACTCATCCTCCTCCTCCCGGAACGTCATCACTTACCCCCGGCGGCCGGCTTTTTCGGAGCGGCTTTTTTGGTGGCGACTTTCTTCGGCGCCGCTTTCTTCGGGGAGGCGGCCTTGACCGGCTTTTTCTTCGGGGGACCGTCGCCGTCCTCCGCGTCGTCCTGATCGTCCGCCTCGTCCTCCTCCTCGTCTTGGCCCTCGCCGTCGATCTCCTCCTCGTCCTCCTCGCCCGTATCGAGCGCGTCCGGGATCGCCCCAGGGAGCGGCGCCGGCTCGACCGGCTCGGCCGCCTGATCGATCGGGACCATGCCCGACCCGATCCAAGGAACGTCCATCCCCGGGAGGTTGAGCGTCGGACGTCCGCGGCGGCCGCGGCGTTCCCCAGGAGTCACCGCCCCCATCGTCCAATCGAGTTGCGTCTCCGCCCGCTCCTCCTCCGCGTTGAGAGGCGTTTGATCGGGGAACGTGACAACGAGAGCCGGATCGTATTCCCGAGCCACCCGCGTGAGGATTCGAGCCACGCGACCCAACTCCGGATTGAGAGCGAGCCACGCATAATTCTCCCGAGCCGCCTCCGCCGTCGCCCGGTTGACTTCCTCCGTGATGCCGGCAACGAACTTGTTGACGCCGGCGGCCGCGAGAATGTTGTCCCGCATCTGAGACGACGACATGGGATAGTCCATCTCCGACGGCGGCCGGTCGACCCGCTCCGCCTCCACGCCCGGCGGAATGTAGACCCCGCCCCCTCGCTTGTTCACTCCGGCAAGACGAGCGTTGAAACGCTCCTGCAACTGGACGAGCGCCGGCATGTCCTGCGGGTTGTACACCTTCGGATCTGGACGCAACACGACGTCCGGCTTGATCTCGTTTTGGAACGACGTCAGCCGCGCATCGTCGATCGTCCGATCGGCCCGGAGCCACGTCGCGATCGCCTCCGTCGTGGAGTAGGAATAGTTTTTCCCCCAGGGGGATTTCTGCCACCGAAAGATCACGTCGGAGATTGGAACCTCGACGTCCTGCCCGTACCAGTTCGATGAGATGATCCAATGCGTGACGGCGCCCGTCTGTTGCTTCGGACGAATGCACTCTTGCGGGACGATCCACATCTCTCCCGGCTTGCCGAACCCCTTGTCGCGGAGGAACCAGAGAAACACTTTCCCCGTCACGTGCCACTGAATGAGATAGTCCTCAATGAACGCGGCCCAATCGTCTTGCGGATTGGGTTGCGAACAGAGAGCGAGCATCCGGTGAGACGTCACCGGCCGGAGCCCCTCCGCCCCCTGCGGGGAGGCGAACCCGTAGTTCTGCCGGAGAAACGCGGCAAAGCGGGAATCGGTGATCGGAGGCTCCCCGCCCCGCTTCACCCAAAGACACGGAGCCACGGCGGCGCAGGACTCAATGAGTCGTCGGATACCGATGTATCGCCAACCCCGATAGCTCGCCCGCATTTCGTTCGTTGAGACGGCGGCGCCCGACGGCCCGCTCGACGTCGCGAACGGGGGAGTCGAACTGGACGGCGGAGCCATGAACGCCCCAGGAGCCCCCAGGGAAACGGGGACCGCGGCCGCCTGCGTCCGCCACTGCTCGACCATCAAACCAGCCATCGAAAATCCCTCCCAGGGAGAAGCAACAGGGAGGGAGCATAATCCGCCCGGAACTACCGCAGCAAACCGGGGAACTCCCGGCATAGCTCATTGTGAGCCCGGCAGACCTCCCGGCGATCGAGTCCGAGCAAGACGTCGACGTGACACCACGAATCGAGCGGACACCAGCAAAACGCCCGGCGGGACACGAGCGCCTCGAACCGGCGGATCTCGCCGAGCCACTTCGCCCGCTCCATCTGATCGAGCTTCCATTTCCCGACGACGTCGACGCCATAGAACGCCAGCGGGTTCAACTCCGTGCAATACTTCCGGAGCCGCTCGTCGCAATAGACGATCACGGGACCAGCCCCGGCCGTCCGGATGTCGATGTCCAACCCGGACACCATCGCATCCGCCCAAACCTTGAACAGCGCGACCGCCGGCCCGCGTCCGAACTCCTGCCCGCCGATCACCAGTGGAGCGAACGGATTCCCCAGGGGGCCCGGCCGCGAGCAAACGATCCCCGGTTGCTTCCGAGATCCCTTCGCGCGGGAGAGCCGGCCGCGCTCGCCGGACTGAATCCGGACCCACTGTCGGCCGACGTCCGTAACCTCGAACTCTCGGAACTTGCCGCGAGCCGATCGGCGTTGAGCCGGCTTCTCCCGGAGCAACCCCCGATGTTCCAGCTTCGCGAGTTGCCACGATGCCCGGATCTCCCCTTTGTCGGGCCCGCCGTGAGTCGAGCGGAACCGCGAGAGATCCGGGAACAACGCCCCCGAGATTTCGTAAGCGTTCGAGATCCCGGCCGCCACCGCCCGCATGATATCGATTTGTCGAATCACCCCTCGCCCTCCTGTTTCAGTACCGCACACTTCGGCCAAATCTGGTCCGCCGGCGGATCGAACGTTGCCACTCGATCACACCGGCACGGAGCCAAGAGCCCCTCGCAATTGTCGTCGTTGTTGTAGGCGAGGATCGCCACGAATGCGTGAGCCGGGGACTCGAAAAAGGTTTCGAGAACCTCCGTCGTCCCGCCCTCAAGAAACCGAACCAGATGGACCCGGTGAAACCCCGCCGGCCGCATGGACTGAATCATTTCCGATCGCCACCTTTCCGGAGGCGCTTCGCCTCCTCCTCCGCCTCGACATGCGCGGCGATGAACTCCTCCCGGGATTCGTACACGGGAGAGCCGAGATCCATCGCCCCCGAGTCCCACCCGGTCCGCTCGGCGATCCGCCCCATCTGGCCGAGCCACCCCTCTTTTAGCTGCATGATGAGAGCCCCGGCGCAATGCTGCTCGTCATCGTGCGGAACGTGCTGCGGCCCGGCCTCATCCTGATCGAACTTCGTCGTTTTGTGGCATGGGAAACACCCATCCAAACCGCCAACGATCTCGATCGCCCGGCTCGCCCCGATGAACGGTTTCACGTCCGTCCGGAACGGGCAATTGTCACACGGCCGCGTCATGTCGAAATTCATCACTCCCCCTTCGCCGGACGGAACACGGGCCCGAACTCCGGGGCCTCGACCGCCTCGACCGTTTTCCGAACTGCGATCATCTCGACGAACCGGCCCCGGTCCCCGACGCGGAACCACGCGATCGACCGGGCCCCGATCGTCACCCTCTCCTCGCCACGCTTGAACCGCCGCCGGCCGCCGAACGTCCGGATCTCCCCGCCGGCCCCGCCGAACACCGGGGAGCGCGTCGTCGGGATGCGGACCGTCTCCGTCTGCGTCCGCCCGTCGTCCGTCCACCCCACCGCGAGGAGGAGGGACGCGACTTGCCGGAGGAACTCCTCCATCGGCGGACGACGCGGACGGCTCACGGCAACTCCCAGGGAGCCGGGTTCCTCATGATCGACTTCACCCCGAACGACGGATCGAACCCGGCCCCGATCTGAAACATCCCCGGATCGATCAGATAGACGACGTCGCATTCGACCTCGACCGTCTCCCATCTGGCGAGCCCCGCCGGAACCGCCCAATCGGCGTCCTCCGGATCGTATTCGGTGAACCCGCACGCCGAGACGAGCCGGGACTGTTTCACCTTCGGCCGCGTGAAGTCCGGCACCGTCTCGACCGGGATCGAGTTGAGATCCGCCAGTTTCGCGGAGAGCCGCTCGGCGTTTACCCCGGCCCCGCGGAACGCCGCGGCCGCCTCCTCCAGCGTGACACCGAGCGAGCGGACATTCCTCGCGATCCGCTCGCTCACGAATACCATCGACGGAACCCCGTCCATTCCCCACCCCCTTTACCACGGCATCGGCCCGGCCGGCTTGTGAACCTTGAATCCCAACTCGGCGACGCGCCGAGCCAGATCCCGGACCTTATCATTCTTCGCGAGCGTCGCCTGAGACTTGCCCGGCGTGAGCATGAACGTCGGAACATACCCGGCGTGCATCGCTTCCGCGAACTCGAACCACGTCGAGAACGCCGTGAGTTCCTTCGTCAGACTTTGCAGCGTCGGACGAGCGGCGATCTCCAGAACATCGGCCGCGTCCCCGATCTCGATCGGCGCCTCCGCCCACTCCTCCCGGAGACGGGCAATCGTGTCTTCGATCGTCACCTTTGCTTCGGAGGCGAGAGCCTGCCACCCGCTCCCCAGGAGAGCCGCGAGCATCTGCCGTTGTTGCGGCTTGTTCTCGCATGCGTACACGACGACTTTGCGAGCGACCCGATCAACCCCGATCACGTTCCAAGTCTTGTCGGCCATCTGTCCATCCTCCCGGATTGCTCGGCTCCGGTGCGCCGTCGTCGACGTGTGTCGACACGGGAGAAGATATCGACCACCCGCTCCGCGTGTCAACACAATCTGATATCAGATTTCTAACCGACGGGAGCGGGATCGGCCCACTCCATCTCGATCATCATCAGGAACGCCGCGTCGGCGAACACGCGGCCGATCTCCGCTTGGAGCGCCTCCTGTTGCTTCGCGTATTTCGCGTGAGGCGGGAACCCCCACCCCTCCGGCAAGGGGTTGTGCATCGACAGCGCGGCGGCGATCTGCGCCGGCCGCCCGAAGTAGGCGACTTGATGCCCTTGTTCCTCCCCCTTCCACTCGGACGACGCGGCCACGTTGACGGCGAACTCCCCGTCGTGGCAACGGTAGACCGTGAGCGTCAGAGCCCGGCGTTCCCGGACGTCCCCGCGGACCTCGATCTCCCGGACCGCCCCGGTGAGCATCACGGGAACCGAGACCCCAGGGGCCCGCAGATAGACGCGGGGAACGACGTCCCCGAGATGCTTAACGTTGACCACTTCTCAACCCTCCGGATTCAAATTGACTTCGAGAGATCCTAACACGCATTGGACCCCCTGATTCCTCGACCACTGATCCCCGTCGAGGAACACGTGTCGAACCACGCATCGGCCGCCTACGTCCGACTGAACGCTCCCCAGGAGCCGGAACCGGCTTCCGTGAAGGAACACCGGATCGCACTTCAAGTCCGACCGGAGAACGTACACGGGACACGGAAACCAACCGTATTTCTCCCCCGGCTCGATCACGTGTAGGCGGATCTCCCCGCCCCACAGATGGAGCCCCAGGAACCGGGCCTCAACGTGAATCCTCTCCTCGACCACGACGTTTTCGACGCGGAGGGGAATCGAGATCCATCGCATCGACGCCGGCTTTTCGTCTTTCTCCATCGTCTCAATTCCTCATCGGGGGGACTGTCGGCGGCGGACGCCAACGGTATCCGCACGCCGCGCACGCGGTAACAGGGAACCCGAGCCGGCACTCCGACCCGCAGTTCGGGCAACGGGGGATCGGCGGCGGAGGGGGGGGCGCCGGCGGATCTCGCTCGGCCGCCTCGAACTGTTCGATCAGATCGACCGACTTCCGGCACGCGAGCAAGACCGCGAGACGCCAACCGGGTTGCCCGGGATCAGACTCGACAGGCGCCGCGACCTCATAGCAAATCCGCTCGATCGTCTGATTCTCCTCGACCCCGCAGAGCCGGCACGTCATGTCCACGAACGCCGCGAGGCGGGAGAAACACTCATCCCGCTTCAACCCTCGATCTTCGGCCGGGGAGTCGGCTTGACTATCCCCAGGATCTCCCACGCCCCCCATACGTCACCCCCTGATTGTTCGAGAGCGGCCGCGTACGCCGCCCGCATCCTCAACGCCTCCGGATCGTTGTCGAGCCGGGGATCTTCTAACGCCATCTCCTGTTGCCACGGCTCGTCGGCCGGCTTCCAACCGCCGCAGTCCGGGACGCAGAACGTTGCCCCGGACTGAATGCGATATTCCGTCTCGCCCCCGCAGAACGGGCAACGTTCCACGGGGACGGCTTCCAGCTTCGGATATGCCTGAACGATCAAATCCCGGCCAGAGTTACCGGCGTCAGATCCTTCGGAGCCCATGTCGCAACCCTCGCTTTCGCATCTTTGAGCCACAGAGTCAGCCCGGCGATCTGCCGCGCGAGACCGTTGCAATACTCCTCGTCGAGATCCTTCGCGATCTCCTCGACCGGCGCCCCAGGACTCACGTAGAGGTTGTGCCGCTTACTCGGATCTCCGACCTCGACGCCAAACGTCGCCGCTCCGGAGCGATCGACGCGGATCTCGACCCAATACGAAAACTTGGACCGGAACGACGAACGGACAAAGAACCACGCCTGAGCGCCTCGATCTTTCCGATTCGCCCGGAGGTTCTCGATCCCTTTCCGAATCTTGGCGATCTGATCCTCCGTCCCCTTGATCGCCGCTTTCGTCGCGTCGCACGAATGCTCGAACGGAGGATGCCCGGCCCCGTGACACGTGCCGTTGAAATACCCGTCCACCGTGTAGCCGTGTTTCGCGATCCGGCCGCCTCGAACGAGAACAGCTTGCCGGCGGCAACAAATCTGACACTCGCCCGTATGAGTGTGTTTTGCCATTTCCTGAACTCCCTCCCCGTTGCTCGGCCGGGGTTCGCCGTCGTCGAGTGAACCCCGACACGTCAGAAGATATCGGCCACGCCGGAGATCGTCAACAGAAATCCGATATCAGATTTCACTCCTCCGGCGCCGCCTCGACGACGCGGACCAGTTTCAGCCGAGAGACTTCGGTTTGCTTGTTCCCCTTGTACTCCCCGTGCGCCTTGATCGTTGCCGTGACCTCAACGAGATCCCCCTTTCGGAGATCCCCAGGGAACGCACTCCACGTCGTCCACCACACCACGGCGGAACCGTCGGCGTCGAACCGGCAGAGAACGCGAACCCCATAGCTCGACTGAAAGTCCGTGACGAACGAGAGGCGAGCAACGAACGTCATCCGCTCGCCCGGCTTTCCGATGAACTTCTGAGCGGCCCGCCGAGCCTCCTCCTGCCGGCGAGCGAACTCCACCCCGGCCGCCTGAACGTCCGCCAGATCGACGTCGATCCGGAGATCGAGGGCCCGGAGCCGCTCCTCCCGCTCGGCCGCATTCTTCGCCACCCGCCGCGCAATCGCCTCGCTCCGTTTGAGGCGCTTAACCGCCTTTTCAACCGGGATGAACTGAAACCCGATGTTCTTCCCGCCGGAGGCTACGTCACAATCGAAACACCGCGATCCCCACTGTTCGCAATGGGAGAAACGTCCGGTTCCGCCGCACCGATCGCACGTCACCTTTGCCCGCGGACCGACCGTCGTCTCGACAACCTCGATTCCGTTCCGCGTCAGAATTTCGGGAGTTTCGATCGCCGTCATGATGTCGCCTCCGGATTGCTCGGCTCCGTTCGCCGTTGCCGGCGATTGCCGACACGCTCAATCTATCGACGGCCGCCGGGACCGTCAATACTAATTCGATATCAGATTTGAGCGGCACGCGCGAACATCACCGGGAGCGCCTCCTCCGTGATCCCCAGGAGAGCCGCCATCTCCAGCAACACGGAATCGTCCGACCGGAACCGATCGAAGTATTCCCACATCGTTTGCACGCGGGCCCGCTTCGCGTCGTCCTCGATCGCGGCGATTGCGGCATCGACGGCCCACGGAAAGATCCCGAACTCGATCAGAGCCAGACGGCAAGAGGCGTTCGGGGCGGACAAGGCGGGATCGGCCGGCGTCCAATCCCAGGAGGCGAGGAGAGCGTTCGCCGCGTCCCGCTGCTGGTCCGTCGCCTCGAACGGAAAATCGATCCGGCCGAGCGGCTCCTCCTCCGACGGCCGGGAGACCCCGCTCACGGGGATTCCGTCCGCCCGGAGGCGATCCATCAACGCCAGAACGGGAACCGCCAACCGCTTCGCCGCTTCGATGTCAATCATGCCTGAATCACCGCCTCGATTTCATAGTAATAAAACGTCGTCGTCCCGTTCCCGGTTGCCGACTCGACCACGTAATACGCTTTCCAACCGTTGTTGGGATGCTGAACCAGAGACACCCCGCCGCCGAACGTGTAACCGCTGATATCGATCGTCTTGCTCATCGTTGTCGTATTCGCCCCCAACGCCAGACGGGCCCCCTGCGATCCCGTCGTGCTGGACGTTAGAGCCCCGGTGAGCGTCAACAGCACGCCATCCCGCGGACTCGTCTGAATCCATTCGAGCGCGTGAGTCGCCCCATTCCATCCGCGGACCGTAACCGGCGTGAGCGTATGGAGCGTCGCGTCCGTCTTGTACATGATCCGCGGAACGGGATTCAGCCAATTGCAGACGAACCGCTTTGTCAGCGAATCCTCCGTCCCGCTCGTCGATGTCGTACGGATCGTCCCGACAACCGTTCCTTGATTCGCCCCGATCGACGCCCCGTTCCGGACGCCGGTGAATGAGGCGTTGTTGACAAGAATCCCGTCTTTGAAGACGACCACGCCCGTCCCGCTGGCCCGCCCCGTGTCGCTCGCCCACGCCGGCATCAGATCGATTGCGACCGCGGAGCCAGTCCAGTAGGCGACAACGTCGTAATTCTTCCCGCTCGTCAGAGACGCCAGCGTGAGGGAGAGTTCGGACGGGAACGTTCGAGTGACCCACGCCGAGCCATCCCAAATCGTGATTCGGCAACCGTCGTAAAGCGTGTAGTACAGCGTCGACTTCGCAACCTGATCGGACGTCGAGACCGCCACCCCGGTTTCGAGAGTGAGCCGGCCGGACATCTGTAGACCGTCCAGCCCGTTCGAGCCGTTCGCCCCGGCCGGGCCCATCAGGTTCGCGGTTACTGTGTACGTCCCGCCCGATCGGAGATAGACGTCTCCGTTCGACGTCCGGAGATAGTAGTCGCCATTGACGCCGGTCCCGTTGTCCGGAGCCCCGCTCCCGCTGCGCCACGTCGCCCCGTCGACGCCGTTGGTCCCGTTCGTTCCAGCCGGCCCCACCAGAGAGGCGAGCCACGCCGACACGTCGCCGACGAACCCGCCGTCGTCCACGGCAACCTGATACGCGCTCCGTCCGTCCGCTCCGTCGGACCCGTCCGTTCCATTCGTGCCATTGCTGCCCGCCGGGCCCGTGATGTTGACGGAGAGGGAGTAGGCGCCCCCCGACTTCACGTAAACGTTGCCCGTCGCCGTGTCGAGGTATAGATCATCGTTCGCCCCCAGGGAGTCCGAGGGAGCGCCGGAGCCGGTCCGCCACTTCGACCCCGGAGCCCCGGCCGTTCCCGACCCCGAGCCTACGCCCTTGTAGCGCGTGCCCGACTGAAACCACCCGTACGGAACCTGATTGAACGTCGGCATCCCTCACCCCCTCGCGGGGAGATGCTACGCCGCCGGCTCCGTCGGAGGAATGGCGAGCGCCTCCGTCGCCCTGAGCAACGATCGCTCAAGACTCTGGCGGAACTGATCGACGTCGTCCTCGCGTTTCTTCACCAGATGAGCGCGAGCCGCTCCCCAGGAGTCAAAGACCCGATAGGAGAGCCCCTCACGATGGAGCCGGCGGCCGCCGAGATTGTCGCCCTCCCCCTCCACCAACTCGACCCACTGAAATTCCTCCTCCGGCCCGGGGAGGGCCTTGACCGTTCGCCGGCGGACGACGTTCAAATCATAGTCCGCCACGTACACAGAAACCGCTCTCATCATGCCTCCGAAAACTTAGTTGACCATCGGACCAGAGCCCGGCCGAGTCGCCGGATTTCTTCAAGGTAGAGTGTCACCCGACCGACCGGGAGACACGTCGCGGAGTCAATCTCCGTGATCGAGAGTTTCAGATGCCGGCGGCCGGGGGACTCGACGTTCTCGATCAGGACGTTCCCCCCGCACAGCTTCTCATAGAGCGACACCCGGAGGCGGAGGTTCCCGTCGCCGGCCGGCTCCCGATCCTTCAGCCGGTCGAGGATCGCGAGCGCCTCAACCTTTCCGTCCGCCGTCCCCGTCGCGAGGGCCCGGTGAGCCGCTCGGATCTGCGCCCGTTCGCGTTTCGTCATCGCTCGATCTCTCCCGTTCGACACTCGCCACAAGACACCGCGGACAGGCGGAGAACGCCGTCGCGCTATGAATCCCCCTCCGGCCTCGCCAGCCGCAACCCCGTTCGCACCGGAACCAGACTTTCGGCCCGCCCCATTTTCGCCCCCTCTTGCGTCCCATCCGACGGAACCTCCTCTCGCCCCTCTTTGTGATATCGCTTTGCCCTCTTGATGAGTTCCCGAACGTGAGTCTCCGTTGGCCTCCATTTCATCTGCGCGGCCCAACGATACTCCCGGTGAAACCATCCCCCCGCCGGATTGGGAAAACGAGCCTCCAGCTTGATCCGCCACGCTCTCACCGGCCGGGACGAGTTCGGGGAGAGTCGAGAGACGGGGCCCGAACGAACCGGAACGCGAATCTCCTCCGGGATGAACCAGACGTCGAACACCCCGACCCGATCATCGCTGTTGAACTTGGCAAACCTCAACACTCCCCCACCCCCTTTTCTGCGGTCCCCTTCGGCATCGCTTCCCACTCTGCCTCGATCTTGCCGGCGATCCTCTCGGCAGCTTCGAACGAATCGACGGTTGCGACAACCCTCTCCGACACGCGATCGAGCAACCCGTAATCTGTCACCTGAGACGGCGGCCGCGGCCAGATGATCGCGTTCGACACCATGACGACGTTGATATTTCCGTCCCGCCGCCCGACGGACCGGACGGAAACCTTGTAGTACCTCGACGCCGCCGCAAGCGCGAGGAGTTCCCGGATCAGCTTCGAACGCTTCATTCCTCATCGTCCCCGTTGTCAGTGTCCACGTCGTCGCCCTCCAGATCGTTCCGGTATTCCGAGCGGCGATCCTCCTCCCGTTCGTCGAACGCATCGCACGCGGCTTGCAGCGCGACCTCCCATTCGGTCGAGACCGTCGTAAGGTCGTCTCTATGGTGCAACTCCCGCCGCTTCGCCTCCTCCCACAAATCGTTGTCACGGAGCCCGCGGATCTCCCTGGCGATCAGATCCGAGATCGTCGTCGGATCGAGAGCGTCGAGTTCCCAAGACTCGTCCCCGAACTCCTCCTGATACCGGGCAAAGCGGGAGTCGGTTTCCTTCGCCGGATTCGGAGGAGGGTTGAACTCGTTCACCTGATCCATATTCAGAGCGATCCGGCGGACCTCGACAGGCCGTCCGGAGAACAGTTCGAGCCGGCCCTCTATGTCCTCGCTCATGACGATCCCGGATGGGTCATGATCCCCCAAATGGATAACGATCGGAGTTTTCTTCTCGCTACGATAGACCTTCATCCGCTGCCCGGCCGCCCACATTTCGGAGTCGGACCCGAACCCGCGGCAAGAGAAGTAGGGAACACGATGAGGGAGACACGCCGCCTCTAACACCCCCAGGAGCGCGTCTTTCTCGATCCACACTTCGACCCGATACTCCTGATCCTCCCACAGATCGAGGCGGAACTGTTGGGCAACCGCGGCGATGATCTCCTGCGGGTTCTCCCACGTCGCCCGGCGGCGTAGCTCCCGCGTCCGATCGACGATCCTCTCCCAATCGATCAGCCCGGCCCGCCGCCCCTTGGAGACGATGTCTCCCAACCGCTTGTAGCTCTTTTGCTCATTCGGGATGAGATCCCGCGCGACGAACTGATAGTAGAGTTGCCGGAGGGTCAAATCGAACCCTTGCTCGGCATACTCCTCAATGATTTCGTTCGCCTGTTTTATGACGGCGAGAACGCCGGCACTGAGATTCAGATTCTCATATCGAATTTTCGGCACGTCGCAATCCCCCTATTCCAACCCGAGCGAGCGGCAAAGCCCCCGCATTGTGATATCAACGATTTCGAACTTCCCCTGCACGTGATGCCGGAGCGCCTGCCGGAGACACCGGGAGAAGAACTCCAGCCGCGTCCGCGACAGCCCGGCGATCGGCGAGCCGCGGAACCGCCGCGCCCTCTCCGACTGCCCCATCTTCTCGGCGCGGCGAAACCCGATGAGGAGCCGCTCGATCAACTCTCGCTCCTGCCGGCGAACGGACTCCTCGAACGTCTCCACGGCTACTCGCCCTCGACCAGAGCGAGACAGAATCCCGGAGGCATCTTCCGATCGCCCGGCTTCGCCCCAGGCTCCCGGCTTGGCTCCGCCACTATCACCGACATGCGGTTCCCCTCGACCTCAACGAGATCGTAGGGAGCGAACGCCGGAACCTTTGCCTCCTGCCCTTCCGGGATCGCCACCTTTCGGAGATCCGTGTCGATCAGCTTGAACCCGCACAAGGCGCACCGCTGAATCACCCGGACCCCCTCCATCGTCAACGAGATCCCCGCCACGTGTACCGTCGCCACAGCTACCCCCCCTTCCCGCATGCTGATGAAATGAGTGTGGTCCGCGCAGTAGGCGAGCCACTGACAGAACAACGGAACGAGATCCTCCGGAACCTCGATCTCGCCCCAGGACGCAACCGAATCGAACGCCGGGAGCCCCTCCACGAACGTGAGGAGGAACTCCGCGTCGATGATCTCCTCCCGAGTCGAGACGGACTCCGGATCGCTCGCGAACTCCTCTAACTGCGATTGCATGTTGAGGCGAATCGCCCCGTTGATGAACACTTTCACCCGACTCCCTCCCAGGGAAACGGAGCCCGACCGACTGCCGGCCGGGCCCCAGGACTCACGCCCAAGACAACTCGCCGAAATGCTCCGGCCACGAACCGAGGAATTCCGCCTCCGTTGACATCTCCGTTGACTGAACCGCCGACGGGTTGCGCTCGACGGCGGCCCGGTATTCCTCCTCCGTCACGAACGAGAGAACCCGAAACACGCCATCGCGATCGGCGTCCCGAACAACCATCCGCCAGCGCGGCACGTCCGGGAGGAACCGATCGATCTGAACGGCCGCATCGAGCGGCGTCATCACCGATTGCCGGTTCGAGATCCCGTTTGCGCCGATCACCTGAACGAGTGTCGGAACCCGCCGCGGGAGCTTCGTCCCCTCCCAAATGACATTGACCTCCCGAGCCGCCAGCCGGGCCCGGTGAATCATCCGCAGGATCAGAGCCGTGTCGATGCTCATCGCAGAACTCTCCGCCGGGATTGCTCGGCCCCCGACCCGCCGGCCGCCCCGATCGAGGCGACGCAGAATTTTATATCGGATTCCAACCGCCCTCGTCAATCGAATTTGATATCAGATTTTCCACCTGCGGATCATCCTCTCCCATGACAGCCGTTGCCGCCTTGATCCACTGACGCATCGACGTAGCCCCGACCGCGAGCGCCTCCCACATATACCGGATCGAATCCGCCCGGTCCGGGGAGCGGCCGATCTTGCTCCGGACGTCGTTCCCCTTTGCGTTCTTTCCGTCCCCCCGGTCATTCTTCGGCGTGACGAGAATCCGCTCCGCCCCCGAGCCCGGCACCTTTTCGTGAGCGAGGAACTCCTCCACGATGTTTTCCCCGTCGGGGAGAGCAAAGATCCGGGAGCGCCCCTTGCGGCTCGCCAGATCGTAGGGGAACGCCCCCCCGGGGTTCATGCGGTCCCCCAGCGTGACGAACATCTCCGCCCGCCGGTTGCCGTAGAGCTTCGGCTCATCCGCGGCGGCCGAGCCGAAACACTCGATCACGTTGAACCCCTCATCTCTCGCAACCGAGACGACACCGAGCCCCACCCCGACGGCGTCCATCCCGATCGGGAAACCGTGATGATCGATCCCTAGGGAGCGGAGAACCTCGATCAGCCAATCGACGATCCGCGTCGACGACTGCTCTTTGATCTCCCATTGGGAGCGGACGCCGCGAGATCCCCCCAAGGTCAAAACGGAATCGTCCCCCTGAGATGAGCCCCCGATGTCGAGCCCGCCCGCCTCGATCGGGAGGATTCTTTCGAGGGCCCGCATCGCCCACGGCCGGCGGCGCTTGATCCACCAGAGTTTCGGATCTCGCCCCCGCTGCCCGGCCGCGATCTCCTCCAGCCGGCGGAACGCCCTCCACTTCCGTTGCCCGGCGTCCACCCGCTCCCGGTAAAAGATCGCGTATTCCGGATCGCTGTCGGGGAAATGCCCGTGCGCCATGATCGCGGCGAACCGGCGATCGGGATGAGCGTCGAGAGACAAGAACGTGTCGAGCGTCGTCTGACCGGGGACGATCGGCCGGCACTTCTCATCGTAGACGTCTTTCGGGATCAACTGCCCTGGAACGTACGCCACCCCCTTTAGCTCGATCCCCCCAATCGGCGCGACCGGCTTGAGGAGGCACCGGGCCCGGACGTTCCCGCAGTCCCGGCCGCCTACCGTGATGAGCCACCGATACCCGTTCGACGCCCACACTTTTTGCGTCCGATTCGGTTGAGCCACGGAGAACGATTTCCGGAACTGGCCCGACGTCGTCCGCGGGTTCGCCGTCGCGAGGAGCGTCGTCGCCTGCGTCTCCGCCATCTTCCAACGCGAGTCCGGGACCGCCGTCGCCTCGTCGAACCAAAACAGCACGTGCGGACCGTGACAGCCGGAGAACCCCTCATCCGTCCCCGGGTTGGCGCACCGGATGAAATGTTGCTCCGTCGCCCGGATCTCGTCCGCCCCGACCTTCGCGTTGATGGGGGCGCCACTCTCCTGCGCTTTCTTCCACCATTTCACGACTTCGGAATAGGCGTTCGCGACCGCCGTCTCCCACGTGTCGCGCGTAATGACGACCTTCGCATCATCGAACGCCACGAAGTAGGCGACGACGGCGATCCCCGAGACGGCCCCCTTTCCGCAACCGGCATTGCCCTTCACGAGAACATCGTGAACCGTCGGATCGAAAACCGCCTTGATCGTCTGAATCTGCCACGGATCGAGGATCAGATATCGACCGTGCCGGCCGGACTCGAACCCCTCCCGATCGCTTAGGAACTCCTCGTCGGTGACGAGCGTCCCCCACAGGAACTCGACCAGGGGAATCGGGTTCCCGTCACGCGCGAGCCGCGTCGTGATCCGCAGAGCCTCCGCCGGGTTCTCCCTCTCCAGTTTGCGGAGGAGCGCTTTCGCCTGATCCGGAGAGCATGTCATAGAGCTTTTCCATCACTCGACGATCGGCGGCCGTCTTCGCGTCCTCCGCCCCGTCGTCCTGTTTGTCCTGCTGCTGAATGAACTGCCGCGGCACTTGGAGATCGAGGAGTTTCATCCGGGAGAGGAGGGATTCGAGCATCACCCGGAGGAACCGCGGATCTCCGATTTGGTCGACCGTCTTTTCGTGAACCGTCGCAATGGACGCCCCGGAGACGCCGGCGATCTTCCCTTGCTTCGCGCCGCGGATCTTGACCGACGTCGGTTGCTTCGACCGGGCCCACGCTTTCGCCGCCTCGCTCCGGATGTATTCCAGTTCCGCCAGCGCCGCGTCGACATACTCGGCGTAGGTTTGCCTCCGGTACGCCGCGAATTCCCGATGAAGATCCTGAAAGTCCCGGCCGACTTGCGACTTCGAAACTCCGATACGCGCGGCAATTTGGCGGATCGAAAGCCCCTCGATTGCATAGCGCAAGATCAAGGCACGCCGGTTGCTTTGGTCGAGATTCAGTTTTGCGATCTCAACCGATTCGCCGTCGTCGGGAACGATCCTCTCTCCCGTGTCTTGTGTCCCACTCATAAGCGCCCCGAAAAATTCGATATCGCGTTGTCGATCGGCAGCGTAACATAACCTCAACGTGAACCGCGAGAACCGAAAGGGGTTCCACCATGATCGCCATCGTTGCCCGCAACGCCGACTCGGCAACTGTCCATGCGTTCGAGCGGCATATCCCGCTCACGCAATTCCGCCCCGTCGTCTCGACGGCGGATCTCGCCACGCTCCCCCCGGGAACGCCGTTCGAGTTCGCCCCCCATTGGGAGAAGAATCCCCAGGCGGACGAAATCCGGCAGCGTGCGAACGAGATCGCCGCCTCCGCTCCCGCCGTCCACATCAAACCGGCCGCCCGCGATCGGTTCGAGAAAATGACGGACGACGCGAAACGCCTGTTTCGCAATCGGGAATGGTACGGCTACAGCTTCCACATCATGACGGTCCCGGAGAAAGAGCCGGCACTCGTCGCCGTCCGGAACGGACAGGTCAAATACCTGATCCTGCGGACCCAGGACGGGAAACGGGTTTGGGCGAAGGAATACCACCAGACCCGGACGGACGTCGAATACTCCGACCGCCTCTAAAAACAAGACCGGCTCCGGGATCTCGCATGAGTCCCCGGAGCCGGTCCCCCCTTCGCGCCGATCTCAACCTTCGGCGGTCAAATCTTCTCCAGCGCAACCGGCTCCGTCAAGACCTCTCGCAAGAGGAGCCCCGCTCTCGTCGCATGGAACGCCGCCCGGAGCGGCATGATCCCCAGGAGGAACCGATCGTCGATCGACCACGCTCCGAAGCGTAGGCGGCCGGGACGGGCCCGCTGTCGATCCTCCGGCGTGTCGCCACGGTAGTTCCTCTCGGCGAACACGAACTGCGCCGGCGAGTCTTTCCGGTCCCACCACTTCTCGAACCCGAACCCGATGTAATTCCGCGGCGGACTCATCGCGAAGTAGGCGCAGGAGACGCGGCCGCCATAGTGCATTCCGCCGGCGAGGATGCTCACCGGCTTCCGACGCCACACGTAGAGCGACGTCACGTCTCCCCCGCCCTGCCACGGCCCGACGAAATCGATCCGCACCGGCTCCGGCTCGGCGGCCGGGATCTCGCGGAGGCGTTGCCGGTTCATGTCCTGCACTGACTGCAAAATAAACCAGAACGCCAACACCAACGCAGACACCATCGACAGCCACAACACGACACCGAGGGCCCTCTCAGTCCACGCCCCCACCCATTCCGCAAACCGATCCCACCGCTCCCCGATCCCCATCGCTCGAACCCTCCGCACTGGACGAAAATTGGGGCCCGCCGGAGAAATCCTCCAACGGACGCCCCGAACTCTGCATTTCACCACGCCGCGTCAGTGGACGATTTTCGGACCTCAAACCGAATTTCGTCCACCCTCCTCCCGGA